AAAGTTGCATATGGGGCCTTTGCTTCTTCAATTTCTTTGTTTACATCAACCCCCTGTGTTGAATCTATATAACATTGCCATATAGCATCATGAATAGCTTTTCTTATATCAATCCCATATACAGCATTTTTTATATTATTCAATAATTTATTTATACTTGGCATCTGTTCGCCTCCTAATTTATACTATTAAGCTTATCCTTTAGTGAGTTATATTCCCCTTTTGCATATATTATTTCTAAATTGGGATTCCCCACATTTGCTCCTTGGATATAACACTCTTTAATAGCTTCTTGTATAGCTTTTAAAACATCTGTTACAAATACTGCAGTTTTAATTTTATCTAGCCAAATTGTTATCATGTAGTTGTACCTCCTTCTAATTTTGTTAGTCTCTCTTTAATGTTTTTAATTTCGTTATTTACTTTATTGAAATTTTCATTTATTGTATTAACAAAATTATTATATGTTGTCTTTTTAACATATCCGGATAAATCGCCTTCCAATATTTCAACTTTTTTTGTATTAGTTGTTACACTCTTATTTATTTTTTCTACTTTTTTAGCTGTATTTTCTACTTCTAATTTTATTTGTTCATAATTAGTTACTTGTTTTTTCGATTCTAGCTGATAATCCTTTATATCAACTACTTTGTCTCCAAATGTAAGACTTGAAGTATGAGGATTATTAATATCTATTGTTTCTTTTACAACTCTTACATAATAATCGACATTAAAAAAAGGAACATCTAACTTGTAAAAGTTCCCCAAAGTAAATGCATCATATTTAAGTCCTAATATACTTAAATCTAATGCGGTTATATTGTTACTAATACTTAATTTCTGTGTTTTTAGAAATTCTATAGCATTTTGCTTTAATGCATCTTTATCTTCTTCATCATCATACTCTAAAATTTTAGTAACATATCCAATTTTTTTTATCAATTCTTCATCTTCAATATAAAGACTATTATTATTTATACTCGCTATAGTTATCCTTTCTTCACTGTCTACTTCTTTTCCCTCGCTATCTGTAGTCTTTAATTTTGCTCCAACTGGCATAACTCTTGAATAACATTGTGTTGGATCTATATCTTCTTCAAATTTTTTTAGATTAACACCTAATTTTATTTCTGTCTCTGTATATTCTCCTATTATATCTTTATAGTCGAAATAATTTATATTTTTTTCAGTTCTTATATTTACCTCTCCACCGTAAGAAGATATTAAATCTTTTATATTTTCTAGAGAATCTTTATAATTTAGTACTATTTTTTCCTCTGCATCTACTTTGAGTGTTATTTCTCCTATATATATTTTCTTCCAATCTTCTACACATAAATTATGTGTATTTAATAAGGCAGTAATAGCTTCATTTATCGAATTATATTCCCCATAAACTTGTACACTATCTATTAGATATCCCAACTTATCTTCAGCTTTAAAAGTCTTATAAACTTTACCTTCGCTTTCTAATAAATTAGATTGTTTTAAAATCCTTCCTTCAAATACATTCTTATTTGTAAAAGTATTTAACACTCTTATTTGTGTTTTCATTGGATTTAAATAATTATATCCAATATTATCTAGAGGAATATCAAATTCAAAATTACCTACAGCATTTCTTTCTTTATTTATTTTCCCACTTAATAAACGTTTTGATATATCTTTTGCTGTAATATCACCTATTACAATATCATTATTTTCGTGATTTATAATTACCTGATACATTAGATTACCTCTATTTTATATTTAAATTGTATATTCCCATTGCCAATTATGGTTAATTTATTTACACCTGTATTTAACTTAAAATCCGTACTTTCTGTAGTTCCCATTGGAATTAGGTATTTTACATTATTTCTATATATTTCAAAGCTATTATCAGCTATAATTTTAGGAACAACTTCAACTATTGAGTTATTAATTAAACTTATTTCTCTAGCTTCATTTATGATAAACGTTGTTTGTTGTAATATATCTGTTAAAAAACAAAAATCATCCCATAGCATTTCACCTTCATATTCATTTTTTATTCTAAAAGGATATCCTTCAAAAGTTGCCTTTATAGTTCCATATGTTTTAAGATCTTCAAAGTCAATCTCTATACATTCTGCTAAAAAATGATATCCTGGTGTTACTTCATCTCTCAATTCCGTTTTTTCATTGCTTGAATATAACCAGTTTTCTACAACAATCCTTATAGCTTCTAAATTATGTTTAAACATTTCATCTACAAAAAATTTATATTCTAATTTTCTTGGTTCAAAAATTTGTGAACCATATAAAAAAGAAAAATCATATATAACGTTTGAGAAAGGTATTTCTTCTGTTACCTTCTTTTTAGCTGGTGTCGAAATATTACGTTCTAGCACTTTTAATCCTAAATCCCAGGAATATTTATTGTTATATTTTATTCCATACATTTAGAGTTGCCACCTTTCTTTTAATTGTAATCTTTCACCACTTAATTTATCTGTTGTATCAGCTATAGTTTTACTTAATTTTACCTTATCAATTTCTATTACTGGATTATTCATACCTGTTGTTTTTATTGCCTCTTTAAAAGATTCTAATAATATATTTCCTAATCTACTATAATCAATCTCTTTAGATTTTGTTGTATTAGATGTTTTAGGGTTAAAATTCGATGTTATACTATTTGCCATTTGTTTTGATTTACTTGATATTGCTTTAATTTTATTATCTAAACCTTGTACAAGACCTTCTCCAGTATATTCTCCAAGTTCCATCATTACTCTTGAAGGCGAATGTATACCAAGTATACCTTTAACCTTTGATGTTATTGCATTAGCTACATTCTTACAGGCATCCTTTACTGCATTAACTTTACTTTTTATCCCATTAATAAGGCCTTGAATTGCATTTTTACCTATATTAACTAAGTTTATACCTTTTATTTTGTTTATTATGCCATCTTTAATACTTTGTGCAACTTGTATAACCCTAGATTTCATGTTATTAAACGTATTTATAAAACCATTCTTTATATTGTTTACTGTGTTTATCACACCACTTTTCAAAGCATTAATAGAATTAATTACACTACTTTTCAAATTATTAAAAGTATTCATCACATTACTTTTTAAATTATTAAAGGCATTTACAACTTGATTTTTTAGTTCTATAGCCTTAGCTTTTACTGTGTCCCAGTTTTTATAAAGTAGCACTCCTGCTGCAACAACTGCTGCTATTACAGCTATAATAGCTATTAATGGTAATGATACTGCTCCTATTCCTACTCCTAGTGCACTTGCAGCAGTCGCAACTGCAGTAAAAATTGGTGCTAAAGTTGTGAGTATTCCAACTAATATTGTTATTACAGATACTATAGCTACAATAGCAGCTGATAATTGGGGATTTGCTTGTATCCATTCCGCTATTTTACCTATTACATTAGCAATAGCTAACATTACTGGTGCAAGGGCCAACTGAATTTGACTTATTGCCTGTGACATTGCAACTGCTGGATCTGAATTTAATGTTTCAACCGAACTATTTAAACCCTCCATATTCTCCTCTGCATTGCCTAAATTATCACTCATTCCTAATATTGTATCTGTTATATTTTCGCCATTTTCTTCCCATAGTGTTCCAAAAATCTTTGTTCCAAGTTGATTTTTAAGAGTTTTATCATCTACTTCTGATAAAGCTTTTGCTACTTCTTGCATCGCAGTTTTTCCGCCTTCTCCACCTTCTGCAACTGCTTGACCCCACTTTTGTAGTTGTTCCCCTGAAATACCTACTTTTTGGAATAATTTTGCAGTTTCTGCATCTACACCTTGACCAAACTCAGCTAATACAATACGACCTTCTTTAAGTCCATCTAATAAAACATCTATATTCCAAGTTCCTGTCTCTACTCCCGCTGCCATTATCCCTTGGATTTCTTCAGCACTATATCCTGCTCTTTCTAACTGTGAACCATATTCTGTTATTATATCAATTTGGTCTGGTGGGAATCCTATTTTTAGTAAGCTATCTACCATACCTAGAGCTTGTTCATCAGATATATTAAGACAGTCTGCAAGTTCATTAGATTCTTGTATTAATTCGGTAAAATCTACATCTCCATATGCAGCACAAATTGCTGCTGCTCCTTGTACTACTCTAGAATTTGATTCATCTGAAGCATCTGCATTTAATGCCCATTGTCTTCGTATACCTTCTAATGCAGCTTCACTATCTACACCATAGCTTTCTACAATTGCTCCAGCTTCTTTTACTGCTTGCTTACTCTCTTCAGATACTTCCATACTTATATCTATTTTTGTATCTAGACTAGATGTGTCTAATGCCTGTTCTATAGCTTCTCCTATAGTCCCTACTGCTGCCGCTCCTGCTGCAAGGTCTAATAATTCATTTCCAAGACCTTCAACTCCATCTGCTGCTTCATCTGTTGATTCATCTAGTTGTTGCATATCTTGCCTTACTTGTTGTATATCATTTCCGGAATCAACATCTTGAAGTGAATTTTGTAGATTTTCTAATTCTCTTTCTGTAAATTCAATTTCTCTTCTAAAGGCTCTATATTGTTCCTCTCCTATATCCCCACTAGAAAATTTTTGGTCCACTTGTTCCTGTGCATCTTTAAGTCTCTGTAGCTTTTCTTCAGTATTTTGAATTTGTCTAGCTAATAACTCTTGTTTTTGTGCTAATGCTTCAGTATTACCCGGGTCGAATTTCAAAAGTCGCTCTACATCTCTTAATTCACTTTGCAAATCAATTGATTTTTTATTTACATCCGATAAAGATTCTTGTAAACCAGTTGTATTTCCATCAATTTCTATAGTAATTCCTTTTATCCTACTTTTTGCCATATCCTCACCTCCTTAAAATCTATCAAAGTCAGCTTGTGTAGCTCGTCTAGGACCTTTTGCTTCTGGGTTATTAAATCTTACAAATTCATCTATGTATTCAATTGCCATATAAATTGTCATTGTCTCTAAATCATAGAGTGTTAAACCTGCTTTTTTACATAATAAAAAGAATGATTCAGTTGTAATACCTTCATCATTCTTTTCATTATTATTACTATTATCTATTTTTTTTTTGAGTTAGGTGAAATACTTCTTAATATAAGATCTTGTAATTCTGTAAATACCTCTGAAATATCAAAATCTTCAAATGTATCATACCATGTCATTGGTTCTGGTATACTTTTATCAGCAGTTTTAGCCAATACCCAAACAACATTGTATAATATTTCAAAATTTATATTTTCTATATCTCTTACAGTTACACTTTTCTTACTTTTTACACTTTTTTTGTTATTTATAGATTTATCTATTTTTAAAATATCTTTAAAAAAGTCTCTATGAAACTGTGCTTTATATCTTAATGGTGTAGCTCCAGTAGATTTAAACCTAACTTCTTTATTATCTATAACTAATGTCTTTTCCATGTTCTATCTCCCTATGAAGCTTCTTTTTCATATACTTTATCGAACCAAGCATTATAGATTGCATCTGGTGTATTTGTTGTTGTTTTAGTCTTAACTCTCTTATCTCCTTCGCGTGGATTAGCGACAATTGATAATTCGACTGTATTTGGGTCAACACTATTAGTTTTAGTAGCTGATGCAATTGTAGGTCTACTTACTGTACAGTTATATAATAAATGTCTTACTTCTTTTATATCTCCTTCGAATTGGAACATAAGGGCAAATGAGCTTGTTTTAGCATTTGCCACTTCATGCACCACCTTATCCGTATCATCTTCAACTTCTCCTAATATATCCTTTGAGAAACTTATTGGTACATTAGCTACTTTTAATGTTCCTTCATATCCCTGGTTATTATCACTTGAATAATAGACCATATTGTCCGCATAAAATTCGATTAAATCACCTCTAGCATCAAGAGAAATTTCTACACCTCCAGGAATTGCAACTGGTGTTCCATATGTTACTGTACCATTTTCTTCTATTCCTGTAATTTTAGCATAATGAACATTACATAGACCATATGTTATTTTATTATCTGCTTTAGTATTAGTAGTCGGCATCTAAAATCACTCCTATCTCATAAGTTTTTTTAAATAATTCTTCGGAATCAATATAATATTCTATATTTTCATAAAAAATATTATTATCATCTAAAATTTTTTCTAATTTTCCTTCCAACTCTAAATCTTTTTTATCCGTATATAACTCTATATTTATATTGTCTATTTTCTTATATACTTTATTGTCAGCGCCCATATTATTATCATCATCTACAACATAACATATATATGGTGCTTCTTGAGCTTCTTTAAAATGTGAATATGCAACTGGTATTCCAAGTTGATTTAAAATAGAATTTAATTCTTCTAATTTCATTCTATTTCCTCCCTAATAGCTCTTTCAAAATCTTCAATTGCTTTTTCTTCAACTGGTTTTATATGTACTCTAGGTGCTACTCTACCTCCATTTTTTTTAGCATGTCCATGTTCAAGTAAATGTGTTAATTGATAATCTGTAGCATTATGTACAACTTTAGCTGTTCCTACCTGTTTTACTCTCCAACCTTTTTTATAACTTCCAGTTTCAGATGGTGATGTACTTTTAAGAGTTTTAACTGCTTCTTTTGCAACTTTTTCTTTTGATTTTTCAAGACTTTTTTCTACTTCACTTGAATATTGCTGTAAAGCCCTTGTTATTTCATTGTTTATTCCTCTTATTCTAGTCATCCAATCACCCTTTCACATGTTAACTCTATATCATTTTCATTAATTTTATAAGTTTTTATAACTTTATATTCAACATCGTTATAAATAACAGTGTCCTGATTGTCATATTCAAATAAATATATTATAAAAGCAGCTCCGGGTTTCATACCACTTTGAGCTGCTTGATAAAATTCGGTACGTGAAATGGACTTAACTTCACAAAATACCGTTGTTTTTTCTAATACTTCCATTTGATTTCCAATTTTATCAGACTCATATATTTTTCTTACTAATTCTATTTCTGTAGTTCTCATAAAATCACCTTATTTATTATATTCTGAACTTAATGTCATTACTTCTTTTAAGTTTTCAAAGCAATTCATATACTTTTCTGCTTTATTCGAGTCTGTTTCTAACTGTGCTTTACAATAAAATTTTATTGCTTTAATTATTAAGGGGTCCTTTTCATCAGTAAAAACAACCCCAGCTACTTTTAAACTTTTTTTTGCTGCTTGTATATCATCATTAATATCGTCATCCAATGCATTAGATTTTATCCTAAGTGCTAATTTTACCTTTTCTAGCACATTACTCACCTACATTCATTTTAAGATGCTGATTCTTGTAGTAATACAAATGCTTTAGTAGTTAATATATCACCATCTACTATAGAATATGTCATATAATCAGTCTTTCTACCTTTTACATGTTCTTCTTTATATAAAGAAACATTTTCATTTATATTCATTACATAAGCTTTTTTTACATTACCTATAAGAACTTCACCATCACCTATAGAATCTTCTTCTTTTAATACCTTTCCTAATATTCTTCCCACTCCTCCACTTGTAGGATCTGGTATAAATATAGGTCTTCCTGTTGTGTCTTTTATTTGTGCTAAATGTGTCCAAATTGTCTTATTATTGGCATACATGCAGGCCCCATTAGAATACTTACCTACTGCTGCCATAGCTTCAGTTAATGAATCATAACTTACTTTTCCGCCTTTTGTATATTTAATTATTTGTGGTGTACTTGTTTCAGCAGCTAAAGCTGTTTTTATACCTTTAGGTTGTGGTTTAAATGTATCTAAATTTCCTGGTTTTCCTTTTCCTACATATATAGCTTTCCCTAATGCTGCACCCATTTTTTCAGCAAGGAGTGTAGTTATATATGGTATAAATTCTTTTATTGCCATTTTTTGTAATTTCCAAGATATAGTTATATCTTTTGCAAGTTCACAACCAGTAAGTTTTAATTCCCCTAAATTAAAATCACTTTCTGTTACTTCTGTTGCTTCATCATACCATGCTGCATCATCTCCACTAGATGTTTCCTTTATTATTGTTAAGTCCCCTTCTATATAAGTAGGAGCTACATCTCCAAATAGAGGATATAATTCTCCAGCTTCTCTCCAAATACCTGCTCTAACACTTTCTGGTATTAAAACTTGATTATCTTTTGCAGTTTCTGTAGCATTTCTAAAATCAATATTTATTTTATTAAATATTTCATTTTCTTTTTCTGTCATACTTTTATTTTGCATGTGTTTTGCCCATGCAGAAAGATATATCTCTTTTTCATCTTCTTGGTTATCTTCCCCTGTGCTTACTACTTTATTGAAATTCACCTTATTTTGTGGTTCTTGTATATTTACTATAGGTGCTGGTATAGAAACATTGTCTATTAATGCATTTAGATTTGCTTGTGCTGTTGCAGCTTCTTCATATTTATTATCTAAATCTTCTATCTCTTTTTTTACTGCATTAAATTCTTCTATTTTCCCTTCATTTAAAAGACTTTGTGCCCTTTCTATTAATTCATTTCTTTGTTTAAAATATTCTACTCTAGTCATGTTTATTTTTACCTCCTCTAAGTTTTAAAAGTTCTAATTCTGCTTGTGCTTTTTGTATTAAAAAATCAACCTTTTCATTATTTAAATTTGGTTGACTAAAATTAATATCTTTAATTTTTTCTAATTGATCTAATAACTCTTTTGGAATACTAGAAAAAGAGTTATATAAACCTTTTAATTGCTTATTTTGTATGTTTATATTAGTGTTTCTAAACATTATTTCATCTATCATGCCTAATTCTAGTGCTCTCTCAGCACTTAACCATGTTTCATTATCCATTAAATTTAATGCTTCTTCTTCTGACATACCTGTTTTATCTATATAAGCATTTGCTATTGTCATATTTGCATTTCTAAGCATCTCTGCAGTATGTTCCATAACTCTATAATCTCCATCTACACCAGATGTTGAAACATTGTGCACCATCATTTGTCCTGTTGGTGACATCTTACAATGTCCTGCCATTGCAATAACACTTGCTGCCGATGCTGCAAGGCCATGTATTTCTATATTTACATTTCCTTTATAACCTCTAAGTGCGGTATATATTTCTGATGCCGCAAATACACTTCCTCCTGGGGAGTTTATTTTCACTAATACATCTTCTCCATTAGCTTTTTTAAGTGATTTTAATACATTCCTAGCACTTGTATAACTCCATCCTATCCAGTCATAAATCCACTGACTGTCATCTGAGATTATATCTCCTTTTACCTCTATATCCATTATTTTTCACCTCCTTCTTCTACTCTTGCTGTGTCTAATCTTCTAATAGGCTGGTCTCCACCAGCTATAGGACCCATATTTAATATTTTTCTCCACTCATTTGGTAGTAATGATCCCCTGTCTACCATTTGGAAAAGATTTAATTTTGTTGCCATAGAAGCATATTGTAAATTAGCAGCTTCAAAAATAAATTCATTTCCAAAACTTCTCATTCTAGCTGTAAATAATTTTATATTATATTCATTTATCCAATCGAGTGCAGTTGGTTCTATTTCAGACTCATAATATGCATTCCATTCGTCTTCATTGTACTTACTTTGTACTATATTTTCATTTGTATTGTAGTAATTATATAGTCTCTGTGTGGTTCTATCCATTTGTTGGGCATTCGGAACATAACTTTTATATTCTACTTGCTCTACATCATATTTTGCATCTGCTGCAGCCGCTCCTGGAGTATCTGAATTTATGTTTAAGAAATTGTCTATAAATCTTTTAGTTTCTTTTTTTATGTCAGCCTCTTTTAATACTTGTTTAAACTTAAGTAACCATTGAATTACATTACTATTTAAAATAGCATTTTTTATTCCTTGATCAGTTACGCTTACTATTTCCATAAGCGGTAATAATATATCTGTCTGTATTGTTCCAAACACATCATTATTATTAAAATCTCTTCGTAAGTGTATTATTTTATGATATGGATATATTAATGAATTACCATTTACTAAAGTAAATTTAAGATACATTATATTATCAATATATTTTACTTCTGCAGAATAGCAATTAACAGGATATATCTCATTTGGAATCCCATTTTCATCATCTACTATAATTGCAAAAGCATTATTATTTAGCATCAACTGCCATGTCATCTTTTCTCTAAACTTCTGTCCTGACATCAATGGATTTGGTTTATCTAAAAGTTTTTTTATATAAGCATCTGGATTAACCACAAATTCTTTTTCATTACTCCTAATGTGTTTTATTTCACCCTTTCCCATTGCTTGCACTTTAACTCTTATTAAACTTGTTATTATATCACTTTTATATAGCTTCCCATTCCAACTATAAAATCCATTTCCAGTAGTTGTTACTAATTCTATTTTTGTTTGTGCTGGGGCATCTGTATTTCTACTTTTATTTTTCTGCTTAAATAATCCCATATTTTTCACCCCCTTTTAAATAAGATTTTTATATTCTGCTTCATGTCTATACTTCAATATTGTATATGCATTTAATAATGCTGCCCCAAGATCTATCCTTCTACGTTGATTATTGGTTTTACATGGTTGAATATTTTCGTTCTTATCAATATCTACTGCTATATTAGATAAGCACCATTTCATAACTGGATTATTATTATAATTTACAATCTTCTTTTCTAAATCTGCTTTTAATTCATACATTGGTGCAGATAAAGTTTTTTTACCTTGAAATATTTTTTCCATAGCCTCTTTACCAAAGTAACCTTCCATCTCTTCAACCCAGTAATCAGCACTCCAAGCATCGTATCCAATCCATGGTAAATATATTTCTAACTCTTCTCTTATTTCCAAAAACCATTTTGTAATATATTTTGGATGTACTTTATTACCTGGTGTTGTCCTTATGTATCCTAAATCCTTCCAAATATCATATGGTATTTTATCTTCTTTACTTCGTTTTTCTAGTAAGTCTTCTGGAAGCCATGCCATAGAAATACAGTAAATAGTATCATCCCCAGGTAACATAAAAAGGACAACTGCTGCAGTTAGATCAGTTGTCTTAGATAAGTCTGTTCCACCTATACCATAATTAGGTTTTAATTCTAACACATCAAATGTTGCTTTATTATCTAGTTCTTCAAATGTCAACCAAGTTTCCCCTTCTGTTTGTCTTATATTAAAATCTTTACATAATAAGTTTTTAACTAAAAGTGGGTTTGCTTTTGCTTTATTAACTTTGGATTTTAATTGGTCTACTTTTTTTATAGTACCTAAACCAGGATTTGCTTTAGGCCAGCATTCCTCTTCTAACCACTCTTTCCTATTATCAAGCTCATAAACTATAGCTAATAGTCGCTCATTTTTATATCCTTCTTCATCTTCGTATCCATTTATAGTCATATCTATTTCATCATATTTAATATCATAAATAGATTCTCTAACTGTTCCTGCTGTAGAAGTTATAAAAATTAAAGGTTCATCCCTTGCACTCGTTCCATCTACTATTACATCATAAAGATTTTTATCCTTCCAAGCATGTATTTCATCTAGTAAAGCCCCATGAACATTAAGTCCATCTAATGTATCTGAGTCTGATCCTAAAGGTTTAAAAAAAGAATCGTTAAAATCACTATTCATTTCTGCTACTAATGGTTTAATCCTCTTTAGTAGTATTGGTGATTTTTTGACCATCCTTTTTGCTTCCAACCAAATGATTTTAGCTTGGTCTTTCTTAGTTGCAACTGCATACACTTCTGGACCAGCTTCTCCATCAGCTATCATTAAATATAGGCCTATTGCACTTGCAAGTGTAGATTTTCCGTTTTTTCTAGCTACTATTAAAATTACTTCCTGATATTTTCTTGTACCATCTATTTTATGTACTATACCAAAAGTTGCAGCTACTAATGCTTTTTGCCATAACTCCAATAAAAATGGTTTACCTCCCATTTTCCCTTTCGAATGCTTACAATATTTTTCTATAAACGTTATAGCATGATTTGCTTTTCTAGAATTATATTCCCATTCACTTTGTTGATCATGTATTAATCTATATAATTCTTTATATACTTTATATACTTTTTTACTTACAACTACTTTTTTGTCTTTAATTTGATACCAATATTCTATAATAGGATTATACGATAGTGGATAGTTAAATACTTTATTATCCGTTTTTTGCATTTACAAACTCCTCAAATCCATCATCTATTCCTTTTGGAATATCTTTAGGAAGTAAATCAGTAAGTTGCTTTATAACACTAGAATAGTTTTTTATCATTGTATTATAAATTTCTACTTCTGAACATTTTTTTACCCCCATTTGATTAGCTCCATTTTGATATACTTCTGTATAACCCTTTTCATTAATTATTTTTTGTAGATCTTCTAAGCTTATAGCCATAAATGCTGCATTCATAACTAACTTTTCTACGGTTTTCTTCTTTTTTTCCTCTATTTCCTTAAACATTCTATTTAGCTTGTTTTTTTCTTGATTTATCCTATCTTCTTTAGTTTTTTCTTTTTTTGTGGCCATAAGTTCACCTCCTTAACCTACACCCCCCTTGAAAATTCCTTGTGTATTTTTTGAAGG